AGAATCACCTTCAAGACGTAGTGTTTTATTTGTATTTGGATCAGTAACAGTATATATCGGCATTATGTCTTACCCTTCTGTAACGGTAAATCTTCCAACTTGTCTACCCGCTGACTGAGGAGGTCTACCTTCACTGGTTAGCCTGATTAAGTCTAAGTAGTCATTTCTTTCTAAACTTGTATCTTTAGATAAGATATCAAAAGCTTTATCTCTCTGGCCTATCACAAATCTCTGAGCAGCCATAAACTCTTCAAGAACTCCTCTAATAGTCTCTCTATTTAGTGCCTTATCTCCAGCAACAGCTTGTAAGGCCAACTCAGCATCTTTATCCGACAAACCAGTACCAGAACCAAGAGCTTTAATAAACGTAGCCATTTCTTTAATACGGCTAATTACAAAAGTCTCAGTGGCTTCAATGCTTGTTGAGTCATAGTCTTGACCAGTAGCCGTTGAAATAAACTCGCCTATACGATCTAAGCCTAATTTAGCTCCAGCACCGGCACCTAAATACGCTTCATCAATATTGTCCAAAGCAATCTGGTTTGTTATTAAACCGTTTTGGGCATCTCCTGCTAATTCATTTAGCTGCTCAAAACTTTTCATACCCATGCTAACTACTTGCTCATTAACTTCTTTGTTCATAGAAAAGTTTTCGTTGACAGTTACCTTAGGAGCTGGAAGCAACTCTAACTCGCTGGCATTGACCCATTGTTTTGCATTAGGGTCAGTACCAAAGGCAGGGTTTTCAACTTGTCCTGAAAACTCATTAACTCTATAGGCAACAGTATTTCCGTCTTTATCTTTAAAAAACTCATTTTTAGCTTTACTTCTTTCAGTTTTACCTTCAATAAGTTCTTTAAAACTTTCTGGAGACATGTTCCTAATAGTAGCGTCGTTCCACTGGTCTTCCGGTAATCCTGCCTGTGCGTAACGTATTTTACGCCCCGCAAGGCTGTTGACCCTTTCTACTTGATTAGTTTTAACTTCTCTAAGATCTTTAACTGTTTCTTGTAGTATTTTATCGTCAATGTTTATACCAGCCCCTGCTAACATTTGAGCTATATCTGTACGTCCAGCTTCGTTAGCCTGAGATATTAATGTCTTAATAAATATTTCTTTTTGTTGAGCCTGTTGTAAAGCCGCAGCTTGTTGTGCTTTTCTTTCTTGTTCTGCTTGCAGTATTTGCTGAGCTTTCAATATAAGCGCCTGTTGTGCTACAGGGTCTTGTAAATACTGTGCTCGGATAATCATAGACTTTGCAAGGTCTTCAGGTTTAGACATATCTAAATTTTTAGACTCGGCAGCAGCTCTTTCAGGGGCTGTTTGCATGTAACTTGTGTCTACCCCTAAGTTACCAAACAAACTACCTACTCTACGAGCCAATGGGTCTGTAGTTCCCATTTGCTTGTACTGAGGAGCAGCTTCAGCTAAGCGTCTTCTGGGTTCATTGGGGTCCATCCGACCAAAATCAGAAATACCTCTTAAAAATCCTTGTGAAAATTTAGCCATTTTAACCTATCCCCAGTAATTTTTTAATAAATTCAGGTAAATCATTTAAACCACCGCCTTCGTTTGCAGCTCCTACCAAAGAACTAAACAAACCTCCGCCGCCTACACCACCGCCAATAACTTGACCGGCAGAACCTAAGGCTTGTCCTAACAAACCAGCCCTCAGTTTCTGAGCCTCTAAGTTAGCCTCAAGTCCAGAAGCAGCCGACTCTGCTTTCTCCATAGCGGCTTGTCTACGTGCTGTGTCAGCAATGGACGCTATGTTAGTACCTACCTGTAGCTGATTCAACAGTTGTGCTTCAGGTGCATAACCAGTCTGCATCAGAGCCTGTAAGTTAGCAATGTCTCCTGCCTGTAGTTGTGAAGGCAAGCCAGCGGCTGTTCTGGATAAGTCAAACATACCCCCAGCAAGACCTAACTGACCCTGTTGTAAAGCCTGTTGTGCCCCAGCAGCTCCTATGTCTGCCTGTTGTAAGCCCAACAACTGCTGTAGTCTCTGTGCCTCTAAACCTGCCCCAGCTTGACTACCAGCCAATCCTAACTGACTCAAGCCCAGACCTCTCTGAAGAGCTTCTGATTCTAAACCGGAAGAAGCTTGACGTAGCTGACTGGACAAACCAGCGGCTTGTGCTGCCCTGCCTAAACCTTCACTCTCAAGACGAGACTCAATCTGCTCTGCTGATAAGCCTAACTGAGACAACTGTGAAGCTCTGTCCTGCGCTGCTGATTGTAACTGTGAAGAAGTACCCGCAAGCTGTCCAGCCTGTCCTGACAAGCTTAAGGCTCTCTGTAGGGCCTGTTGCTCTTCAGTACCTGCCTGTTGCATAGCCATCAAAGCTGCTTGATTCTGAGCTTCTGACTGAGCCTTAGCCAGTGCAAGCTGTTCAGGAGTGCTACCGAATTGTGCGGAAGCAACGCCTAAACGCCCTTGAGCAGCCAAACGGTTTTCTAACGCTAATCGTTGTCTTTCTTCTTCAGGAGACTGAGCAGCCCTAATTCTTTCGTAGACTTCTTGTTCTCTTGCCCCTCTAGGTTGCATTAAGCCACCTGCGGCTTGTCCTGCAAGACCTGCATATTGTGATCTCAGAGCTTCTATGTCTGCTGGAGCAGCCCCGCCTAACCCTTGCTGACCTAAAGCTAAGGCTCTTGACCCTAATTGTCCTATTTGCTGTGAAGGTTGTGCTCCCAGCATACCGGAAACATCACCACCGAATAACTGAGCCAGTTGATTAAGTTCTGGAGAAGCCCCAGCCCCTGCAATCCTTTGCTGACCACCAGTCAAAGCTTGCTGAGTAAGACCTTCAAGCCCTGTAGGAGCACCCATACCAGCCAGTTGCTGACTAAATAACGTACCTACTCCTGCTCTTTGCAGAGCCATGGGTAAGTCTTGTTGTCCTGCCCCCGCTAAAGCTGTAGTTGCCCCCGTTAAAGCTGAAGTACCAAAGGGGTCATAAGTTCCAGTCCTAGTAGTAGCTTGAGGTAGTAGACCCGCAGCCCCTGTCTCTAAACCTGTGGCTAAAGCTTGCTGCTCTGGGGATAAACCTAAAGCAGTACCACCTTCAGCAGTAGTTGTTGCTGTGCCTGTTCCTGAAGTTACCGTAAAAGGTTTAAACGCCATTTCAGTGGCAGCGGTTTGACCTATACCTGCCATCCCAGTTTCAGCAGTTGTCCCAAAAGCTTTAAGCTCGTCGGAGAGGTTTTTATACTGGCTTATGTCAAACCCTAAGCCCAATAAATCATCTATAAGAGCCATTAGTAAGTACCTCCAGTAATTAATCCAGCAGTCAACGTACCACTAACAGTTAGTGTTGGTATTGTAACTGTGCCTGTAAAAGTTGGGTTAGCTGTGTCTGCTTTTGATGCTACTGCCGTAACAAGCGCATCAAACTCAGTGTCAAAATCAGCCCCTTTGATAATCTTCGCAGGGTTGCCCGTAGGAAGAGTATCTTTGGCTGTAAAGTTTGTAGTCTTTGTATAATTGCTCATTAGATCATCCTACCTATTAAAGCTTGAATATTAACTTCCTGCAAAGATAAAGCGTTTTGATTTATAGTAGCATCCATACCTATGGTTACTACCGTCCCTGAACCTGTTGTTTTAGTCTTTGGTCTGTCCACAATAATGGATGGGCTGTATTCTGAAGAAGACACATTATATTCACTTTCGTTGTAGTAAGCTGTTTGGCTACCGGAATCAATAGTTACAATCTGCTTAGTGTACGACTGAGTATAGTCATATCCCCAGTTAATAACTGCCTGTGCTCCCTGACCTCCCATAAATGTTATAATAATTTCTTTTAAGATCTTTAGCCTTGATGTGTCCCCAAAGGACAGCGGGTTGCTAAAGTAAGACATATCATAAGGCTGTCCGTAATCCTGATAGTTACTGTAAGTAGCAATACCGTTAGTGTTGCCTACGTACAGAGTACCGTCCTGTAGCCTCTCTAAGCCCCTCAGAGTTGTGTCTGACCATGTAGTAACCCTATGGGAACCATCCTCCAAAGGAGTCCTCATATCAAAGCAATAAACGTACTTTGAGTCGGAGAAAGACAGTAAGTAAAAAGCTTCCTCAGGGCTATAGATAGACCGTAGGGGGCTGTTGACCTGCTGTGCGTTAATGTACAGTAAATCATTACGAACATTCTTACTGATGTCCCTAACGGGCATTGACTTTTCTTGTATAGTCCTACCAAAGCTCCGTAAGCCTTCATTGGACATAAACACTAAATCAGTTCCAGTGGGTTGCACAGTATCTCTGTCAATACAACCAACATTGGCTATAGTGTCCGTTAAGGACATTGTAGTAGGGTCTGTGGCCCCTTGATAGACAACAATGGAGTTTTTACCAAAGATGATTAAAAAGTTGTTGTGTGCCGCTAAAGCTACAATTTCATCTAAACCGTTGGGCCATACCTTGCTAATATCAATGGAACCTGAAGAGCCTCCAGACCATGCAGAGCCGTCAAGCAAGTCAGACCAATAAATAGTGGACTTGTCAGCGGAAAAGTCTGCAACCCAAAGTCTACCAAAGGCTGCTAACACTTCATGAGCCTGTGGTGGAGTACCTGTAGCATGGGCATGAGCAGACATCTTTTCTACAACACCTGCATGAGCAGAGTACATCAAAGGCTCGTACCCTCTTTGAAACATATAAAGATGGTCATTAAAGTTTACCATCTTCCAGTTGTTAGCTGTAATTGTGTAGGCTGCGGGGGTAGCGTCAGTAAGACTGGTAGTGCCTGTGAATATCTTATTGTTACCCGCTGAGATAATAACATTGTTACCAGTTGGGTTAATGTACTCTTTGATAACCTCAAGCCCGTTACTACCGTCTATAGGTGTTGTGCTTGTAGTTACAGCCGTAAATCCTTTACGAGAGCCTATACGTCCAAACTGGTCAATAATACAGTTATCAGCAATTGACGCATAGGAAGCATCCAGCGTAATAGGAGAGTCCTGTGTATTAAGACCCCTAAAGGCTGGAGCAGCAATCGTTATATTTTGTCTGTCTTGAGCCATATTAGACTGCCCTATAAACCATTTCTTCTGGGTGTTTATAAGCGTCCAAAGCTATTGCATCGGACAAGTAATTCTGAGCAAAACTTAATAGTTCTCCTGCTGACCTACCCCCAGTTTCTCCTCTTTCTCTGGCTGCTAAAGCCAACGCCATGTGTAGTACAGGCATGTGAGGGATAATAAGCTGAGAAGTATCCTCAGTTAAATCTGGATTACGTTGTACGCAGTTTACACGTATGGTATAGACTGCATTAGGAATAGGGTATAAGTCTACCTGCGTGTCTCCATTGGAGTCTACACCGTTAAAGTTGTAAAACGTAGGGCTTGACTTTGGAGGGGTTTGGTTTAGAAAAGCATTGTCCATCCAATGAGTGTCTTTATAAGTCATAAACCAGTTGGACGTATCATTAATAACGTCAATGATTTTAATCCTATTACCGCTACCTACAAGAGCATAGTTAAAGATGTCCGCTGTGGTTGATATAGTTAAAGTAGTCCGTAAAGCAGACCAGTCCCAAGCGTCCTCAACGATTCTTTTAGCGTCATTAACTAAATCACCTATAAGAAGTGAATAAGGATTCTGGTCTACTGCGGAAACCTGATCTTCTCTGAGCCTCCGTAGGACTCCGTTTACTAATTCTAAATATGTCATCGTATATTCCTAAGAGGATTATAGTCTATAAAATCAAACATTCTGGGTTTTAAAAGTTGTGTATCGTAATCTAAAGGTTTGTAGGAAGGTTCAAAAATAGAAGGAGCTTCCAAAGAAAACATGCCTCCCCCTAACAAACCTAAGCCACCGTTGCCTTCATCGCCACCATCATCACCGTTACCGCCATCACCGTCATCGCCGTTGCCGTCATCACCGTTACCATTGTTATCGTCGCCATTTTCTTCACCATCTGTAACTTTTGTATCTCCGTCTTCTGTGCCTGTTTCTGTTTCTGTGCCTATTTCTGTGTCTGTACTGACTACAGGGTCTTCTGTGGTAACTACAGGGTCTTCTGTGGTAACTACAGGGTCTTCTGTGGTAACTACAGGGTCTTCTGTGGTAACTACAGGATCAGGGGTTTCGCTTGTAAGATCATCTAAAATAACATCTAAAACATCTGAAGAGTTTCCGCTTAAGACATCAATAACAATGTCGTCGCTATCATCTTCAGGAGGTGCAGCTTCTTCACCTGTAGCTTGTTGCGCTATTTCCCCTAAAGGCTCACCGTGTTCTCCGTATAGCCCGTCGTCTTCAGGAAGCCAGTCAGGAGGAGCTGAACCAGTAAAATCTTCGTAAGTAACCCAGTTAAAATCTTCCCCTAAAGTGTCTCTAACAAAAACCTGACCATCAACAATCCTAAAAAATGGTCTTACTGCGGTTGATTCGTCGTCCTCCGCCGCATCGGAAAAAATATCGGAGTCATCTTGGGTAGTTGAAGCACCTTCGCTAGTAACCTCCACAGCGTCAGCTATTGCTTGTTCTAAATCAGTTGTCTCAGGATCTACTGTGGTATCTACAGGGTCTGCGGTATCTACAGGATCTACTGGGGTATCTACAGGATCTACTGTGGTATCTGCACTTTCTTGACTACCGCCACCACCTCCAGTATCATCAACTGTGGGTTGTTCCGGTAGAATAGGGTCTAACTCTAAGTCTACTTCAGGGTCTGTAACCTCATAACCTACTTCCTCTATTTCAACATCATCAGGAGTAGTATCAGGAACAGTCTCAGGTTGAAAGAAAGGATCGCCTGAGTCTACTTCAGTTACTGTTACAGTTCCTTCTACTTCTCCTATCGGATCTATTACTCTTGTAGACTCTCCTTCAAAAACTTCAGCCTCTGGTGGAAGTTCCTGTGTTACAGCTACTTCCTCAGTAGTTCCCATAAGATCTTCATCAGCCTCTAAGGAGACTACTTCTTCTTCTTCTTGAGTTGTATCAACAGCTTCAGGTACTACACTTTCAGGATCAACAGTGTCTTTAAAGTCCTGTATACCCTCTGCAAGATCTTCAACAGCGTTTGAAACACTTTTAACATCTTGGTATAAACCAATAACATCTAAAATACTATTTAAACCACTTACAGTGTTTTCAACCGTATCTGCTGTACTTGTAAAAGATAAAATATTATTAGCTGAATTATAGGTACTTGCGGCTGTTTGTACGCCTCCTAAAGCTGCTAAAGCACTGCCAATAGCAGACCCTATTCCTGCTTGTAAAACTACTTTAATAGCTTGACTAAATAACTGACCCGCAATGTCTAAAGCAGTGTAAGGCTCTTCCGTCTGCTTGTACTCACCTAAAGCTACGTCGTCAAACTGTCCGTAGTTAAGTTCGTACTGTGCCCCGTCTGGAGATGAGACACCAATAGGTATCCCAGCTTGTTCCGCAGCGGCTCTAATAGCGTTTACGTATTCCTGCTGTGTTATCCTATCAGCAGTAACACTAACACCTCTTTCTGCGCCTTTAGGACCACCCATGCCCTGCATAGGGTCAGCAGAAATAGATCCTAAAGTACCGTCTGGACCTGTGGCAGTGCCGCCTAAAAACTCTGAAATGTTGTCCCATTGAGAAGCAAGATAAGCGCCAAACTCATCGGCAGACCCTGTAAACTCTTCTATCTGATAGCCTTCAGCTTTAATCAAAGAGTTAAAGTTTTCAGTGCCCCAGTAGTCAGTTACTTGATCCGCAGTGTAAGTACCGTCTACTAAACCATTAAGTACAGCACCGCCTCTTACGTTGCCCCACTCTTGCCTAAACCTTCTAACAAGATCTTTTTGCTCATCGGTACGTTCACCTTTGATACCAAAGTAAACTTC